AAAGGGTGATGATAACAGCAAAAGAAGTAGCGATTCCCGCGACCCAAGTACCAATCATGATCCAAAATGTAAAATCTGCCGTATCCCTCGCCGCCTTCATTGTTTCATATGAAATATAATCAACTGCCATGATGCTTCTCCTTTTTTATACGGGAGAATTTTACTACCTTTTTTAAAGCAAATTAAGCTAAAGGCATTGTTCTTTTATGTAGTGCTGCAAACCGGCTATTTGCTTTCCAGCTACTTCGATTCGCTTTCTGAGGGTGAAATAATCCTGCTGAGCGGAGTCAGTAAGTCGGGCGCTGGCTGCATCATCCATGCTGGTGGTGCGGGAGGCAGATTGCTTCTCACAGGTGGCGTTGAGTTGCAACCGGCGCTTGCCAGTAGCAACATCATCATGCAGCTGATTGATAGTGGCTTTAGCATCAGTCAATTCCTTTGTGTATTTCTCATCAAGTGCGGCCACCTCGCGCTGACGCTTTTGCATGTCGGTGATAATGACTGCCTGCTGTTTGGTAAGCTCCTGCGAACGCTCTGCAACTCTTTTCCAAGATTCAGCTTTATCGTAATAGTGTTTGGCAGTCCAACCGAGCACTAGGACTACAACCGTAAGGACCCCTGCCACATAGAGTCTATTCATCGATTCTGCACCTATTGCGAGCCAGCCAGATCGAGAGCGCTAATGAAAACCTCGAATCCGTAAGGTTGGGAGCCATTTTCGTGTTGAATGATGGCTTGCAGTAGAGAAAACAGTCTACGGCTGTCGGCCAGATCAATCTGCTCATTTACTCCGGTACTGGTAGCCTGCGCAACACTGTTAATGTATGCGTCCGTATTGTTCTCGTTAGGTGGTGCCCAGCGCTTGATCATGCCGGTGATCGTCCGCAGCCCATATTTGCTCTGATAATTGCGCAGGATGACAATCATTGCGCGGATGCCGTATTCAGGTTTGATAAACTGGCAGAATGATTTATCAGTGCGCTGGGATTTTGGCACTAGACCTTGCCACTCATCGCCCCAGCGAATGTTTCCGGGGTTGTTGTTGCGGATGCCGCGTGATTTTTTATTGCCTGTCATTTTTTACTACTTCCCTCCGTTGGATAAGAAACAATGTGCGCAACATTTCCACGTGCCGCATACACCGCGATGCATATCAGTGCGTTCGCCACAACCACCGGCCAGCCGCTGGCGTGGTAATGACAGAATAACCAGAGCAGTCCAAAGTTGCCGTAAAACAGAATCAGGCCAGCAGCTACCCAAGAGATACCCGGTTTATGCGTTCTGCCCGTTTTACTGAACAACATCAGACGCAAAGCAATAGCTGCACAAATGGCGACATCAATTACCGTTAGGAGATCGTGGCTGATCATGATTTTTCCCTCATCCATTTTTTGACGAACGGCAGTTTTGAAATACCGCCATTTTTCAGCCAAAAATAGCCCTGCACCGCAGCAGCGGAAATGATCACCGCAGCCAGTGCGTCCAACGGCTTTTCGCGGTAGTTGAGATAGTCCTCTACTTTGTCCGCCACAAATCCGGCTCCAAATACGCCAGCTGCATAGCCAAATAGGAAATAACCAAATATCTGTCGTCGCGTCAGGTCGCTTACAGTGACGATAAAGCACATCGACCCGGCAAACGCACCGAACGCGATCGAGTAATCCACAGAGGTGATGAATCCCACCAACGCAGACGTGACAATGCCCCAGCCAGCTACTGTTGTCGTAGCGCCGGTGCTTAATGGCTCAGCCATTAGAAGTCCCTCTTGATGATTAATAATTTACATTTCCAAAATAGATTGGTAAGAATCTCTTGGCATCAGTCAGATTTTTTCCATTGCAGTGCTAGATGCTGGAAGTTCAGCATTGAAGGCATGGATATCCGCTGTAGGATGGTGTTGCTAACGTGCCTGATTGATCATGCTTAAAGATGATGTCAGGTGAGGAAAATCAGAAGTCAAAAAACCTCGTGGTTGTTCAAAATCAAGGCGTAATAGCATCAAAGTTTAAGAGATTTCGATGGTAAGGATTACTGTGCAGATGCGACACTTATCACATTACATAACTTTTTGCGGACCGCGATAGTTTTTTTAATTTATCCATAATTTATTTTGAAAGAAACCTGAGGCCATGAACATGGAAAACGAAGAAAAAGTTGATAAGCCAAAAAGTTGTTTTGTTGTCACTCCAATCGGAGCAGGAGATTCAGATACCCGACGTAAAGCCCAAGGTATATTGGACACTGTAATTAAGCCTTCTTTAGAAAAGAAAGGATACTCTGTTCATGTGGCACACGAAATCTCCACTCTTGGCTCAATAACTAAGCAAGTGATCAGGCATTTAATTCAAGATGATCTCGTAATTGCTAATCTAACTGAATTAAACCCAAATGTAATGTATGAATTAGCAGTTAGGCATGCTGTGAGACTCCCAGTTATAACGATTGCTGAAGATGGAACCACGCTACCATTTGATATTTCAGATGAGCGAACAATATTTTATAAAAACGATATGGCTGGTGCTTTTGAACTATTACCGAAGTTAGAGAAAGCTATTGATGAAGCTATAAACGATAAAGAACCAGACAATCCAATATATCGAGTGGCAGAGGCCCTCATAATCAAAGAATCCGCAGAAACCCCCACAGCTGAAAAATACATATTAAACAGGTTGGATGCTATTGAGGAATCAATATCCAAAGTAGCAAGAATTAGCTCAAATAATTTCATTAACTCAAGTCACCGTAGCAACTTTAAACATAAAAGCTCAATTAACAAAGCAGTCTTCTTTACCACAGATCAAAAAGCCGGTTCTTTTGCTGATTTTATGAGTTATTTAGATTTAGAAGATGACATTGAATCCGTGTCAAAAGTTATCGATAAATCTGCCGAACCACTTTCAAGCTACATAGCCTATCCTACCGACGAAAGCAAAATACCACAAGTAATTGAAAACATTAAAAAAATAGCAAAGTTTCACTCTTTACCATTAACGGCAATATCACCTATTGATAGCTATAGCTAAACATGTATGCGGGCTCAAGTTCATGAGCCCGCAAAAAAATCATTCACACTCAAGCTTAATATTCATTGCTGATAGACATCCGTCAATAAAACCTTCTGCCATTTTAATTTTTATTCGCACTAACCTCTCATCACATTTAATTTTTTTTGCTATCTTCCGCTTTGAAATATTATAGCAATAATATTGCAACAAAAGATCATATTCCTCAGGACGCCTTTTTTTAAGCTGTGCAATGCAGGAGTCTATTAATAAACCATCATCATCACAGCAATTTAGACAAAATTTAGATGTTTGTGGCAACAACCCCTTGAAGCCTGCAGCGATTGATGGGTAGTCTATACCATTATTTCCCGAACGAGCCCAACTTGCCCATAATTCTAAAATATTAGAAATATCACGCATTATTTTCTCCAAATATTTAATTTTTTAGGAACCTATAACACCTATAGCTATCGAGTAATCAAGGAACCGGAACAGCAGCGCAATCTGGCTGCCGTATTTCTCCTCAAACGCCCTGACATCCCTGTGCAACTCATCGTGATGCGCTCTGCAAAGCGGTATCACAAATAGGTCGTGGGATTTAGTACCCATTCCTCCCTGCCCATGTCCAATGATGTGATGCGGGTCGTCAGCATGCTGATTGCAACAGGCGCACGGCTGCGACTTAACCCATCGCGTGTATTTGGTGCTCTCCCAACGGCGGCGTTTAGGCCGCAGCATGAATGACTCTGGTGATTCAGGATCGGCCTGCAGGGTAATTACTCTTTTAACCTCCTGCGCGGCTTCCTGAATGATTTCCGTCGCCCGGCGTACCGGTGCAATCAGCGACTCTTTCAGCTCGCCTTGTGGGATGTTGTCTTTAGGCATGCGCAGAACGCGTCGTGCCGATGCCTCTGGAATCAGATCAACAACGTCATTCAGTGACGCCCACCAGCATAGTTCTGGCAGTGTGAGCAGGTGGTCGCCGTGCAGCGCCATCTGGCTGCAGGCGACTCTGATGATCCACAGTGCGGTGTTCCGTTTCGCAATGGCGTCCATGTTGCCCGGCATACCGTTTTTCATGAACTCAGTATCATGACTGCAGCATAATGAGACCGGACCGCTCTCAGTCTCTGCCATCGTGAATTCGTGATAGTACCAGGTGCCCAGCCGTTCCCACTGACAATAACCGAGCGACTGAACATAGGTCGCCAGCGCATTAGGCCCACCAGCAGCCGCAATAACGCGTTCATGACTAAAGAAGGCATTCAGTGAGGGTTCATCCAGCAAAGGCTGCGTGCTGTCGTTCAGCAGACCTGATGGTTTGTCTGACAGGTCCATTGTGGGTGTGCTGATCACAACGCGGCCCTGAAAAAGTTTTTCCAAACCCGGCCCCGGCTTGAGCAGCACTATCCCTGTGCGTGGTGCAACCTCGGGAGTTAGTAACGCTCTCATTCTCTCCCCTACACTGCCAGTTGCAGTTGCATATTGAATCGGTCCCGCTGCTCACAGTAATTCAGTGATCCGGGGCTGTTGTGTGACTCAATGCGCTCAACCATCAACGCGGCGCGCGTCTCTTTGGATGCCGGTGCATAGGCTCCAGACCACGCCTTGTCGATGCCGATGTTTCTGGCAACGTTGGTGCTGTCAGCACTGGCTAGAGGTATGCTGGTGAATATTTGAGGCCTTAGCATTCTCAATCCATGAAGTTTCGTGATTGGCTGCCCCTGGTCATTAACAACATGTCGGATCAAGTCTCTCAACCTCGCAATTGCTTTCTTGGGACTTTTGACGTCATATTCCCCACAACTGCCGATGGCCACCCGAGGCCATTCGTTGCAAAGCCGGATAAACCGGTCGTCGCGTTCGTTCATGTGCCATACCGGTACGCCATAGAAATCACCGTGTGGCCACTCATCAAGCAAGGCTTCGTTCTCTGCTTCTCCGCCATCGATTACGTCCGGGATAATGGCAAAATCAAATCCGGGATGGTTTTTCCAGCGCGCCACGAACTCGTAATAATCCGACCAGTCAATTTTGTTTCGGCCAGCGGCTTTCCAGGCAGTAAACGCGCCGTTATCCAGCGAGAATGATTGGCAGATTTCAGAGGCGAGATTTATCTGGCCCGCATGAGCAAATGAGATGAATGCATGCCTGCCTTTCCATGCCCGGATGGCGCAGGTATCAGGCGTGATTGGTCCGCCGTGGTAGTGGATCATGCCGCCCTCCCAATCAGACGTTTAAGCAGGTGGTGCGTCGCAATTAACGCAGCTGCCAGCGATACCAGAATTGCGCATGCGTATCTGTATGCCGGGCAACTGATTGCCAGCCAACTGAGGCATCCACTCAGTACCCAGGCTAAAGCGCATATTAACAACACAGCTAACAGGTCATTTTTCACTGCGCCACTCCCATATCAGGAATCGCCATCTGACCAGAAATCTCGTGGATGGCCTGACGCAGCATACGGTAATTGGACCAGCAATCACGGTCGGTCTGTTCCACCAGCTCGATGAACTCCTGAACCGTGCATGGCTGGTCCTGCCGCAAACCAATCAGCACACTGGAGAACCGCTGCAACTGCTCTTCCACTACTTCTGGATCATCATGCTGCTCAGATAACCACTGCTTGATCGCCTGGTCATCCTGGTGCTGCTGGATGAATCGCAGGGCTGACTGGATGGTTTCCTCTGGGACAACTACGTGCTCGGGGTGCTCGACAGAATCTGCCGCCCATGTGTGTGCATATTTAGACTGAGCGTAGGTGTATTGGGATTTGATTTTGAACGCCGCCTGAATACAGGCCCAGACCTCTACGCCGCTCTTCTCCAGGATTTCATGTTTCAGCAGCGGCAGGTCATCACCCTCGTCGTTCTCTGGCTCAGCCGGTGCCGGTTGTTCACTGGCGGAAGCTGTCACGCCGTAATGCTCTCTGGCGGCCTGAATAATATCTATCAACTCAGCCACCTGCAGGTCAGTCTCAAGCGTCAAAGTAACGCGTGCGCCCTCCTCATCCTGCTCTGCCTGGCAATGTTTGGCTAACAGCTCCACCAGCTGGCGAGACTGTTTGGCACTGAATTGTGCCAGGGCGGCGTTACGGGTCAGTTTTTTCTTGCCCGCGGCTTTGGCTTTCTCCAGTTGCTCTCCGGCAATGCGGCCAGCCGCAGGTCCGTGTTTTTTGCTCAACTCCACAGCGGTGGTGGCAGAGACCTCACCAGACTCCACCATGTTCAGGAGTGTTTCACCTGATGAGAGCAACTGCAGGTGGTTCTCAACGTCAGTGATCGACCGGTGAAACTCTGTGGCGATTTCAGCAAGAGTGAAGCCTGCGTTTTTGGCCTTGTTATAGTTGATTGCGCGCTGGATAGGCGTGATCTGCAATCCCTCACTACTGCCCGTCTGTAATGCGAGCTTTTGCAATTCAGTGCCGATAAAATCCTTGCACTCGATGCGTGCAACCTGATGCCCTCTATCAGTAGCCAGGCATGCCCCCATGTACCGATGCTGACCGTCAATGATGTGAATGCCGCGCTCTGTTACCTCGACGACTAGCGCAGGAAGGTCAACACCGGACATCCATAGCTCACACATTTTTTCAGCGTGCGCCATGTTCAATGGGCGGCCCTGTTCGCCGTCTACGGTGTACAGCTCCTCAAGCGGCACCATGAATGTTTTTTTGACGGTGGTGCCTGTGCCGTTGCTGTCTTTCTGTTTGTAATGCTGAGATAAAGTTGTCATTTTTTAGTCCCTTAATAACCGCGAAACCCTTCCGGGATGGCGTAATCGACTGGTGAAATGTCTGTGACTGACCGCTGAACCGGACCGAGCCTGACCACCAGCTCATCCCATTTTTCACGGAGTTTTGCTGGGCTGAGGATATTCCGGCACCAGAACGGATCGCCTTGGACGCGTCTGAACATCTGGCAAATCTGGTAGTGGGTGCGTTGGTCCTGTGAGCACATCAGGCGGACGTCGTTAGCCCACGCGGTCCAGTTGGGTTCTCTTGGTCTTGCCAGTTCGCCATCAGTCTCAGCCGCTTTTTCGTAGAGGTGGATGATCTGCTCCCATATCCACTGCGCGCATTTCAAATCCTCCTCACTGCCCCACATGGTTCTTTTGGGGCTATACACCACCGCGTCTGAATCACCAGACAGGGGTTTATCCACAAGCAGAACGTCCGGGGGCGTAGCTCCAGGACATATAGGGTTTTTATCTGATGGATCATG